AGTAGGGATGAGTGGCAGCACAGTAGCGAAGCAAGTCGAGGATCTGGAGCAGGCCCTGCGAACCGAGGAGCTGAGGCACGAGGTGACCAGGGGGAAGTTGGCCGATGAGAAGCTGGAGAGCGACAAGGGCCACACCCAGCTGATGAAATTTGTCGAGTCCGAGCGGCAGTTTCGGATCCGAGTGAAGCAGCTGGAGTCCAACCTCATAAATCGCAACCAGGTGATCTTTGAGCAGGATCAGGAACGGGAACGGCTCCAGGGCCAGCGCAATGAGGCCCAGGGCCAGCGCAATGAGGCCCAGGCCATTGCCCGATCGACCCGGGTCCAGACCCTGGGCGAGGTCCAGGGGCAGTTCGACGAGCTCAACGGCAAGCTGCGCCGGAAGAACGAGATTATCGAGCACCAGGCCGCGGAGCTCGAGGGGCTCAGGCGTAAGCTGTCCCCGGCTAACCGGATGTATCCCACGGCCGAGGCCGAGAAGGCGATCACCGAGCTGGTCAACGACAAAGGCATCCTGGTCGAGCAGGTGAACGAGCGGGACACCACGATCGACGCCCTCCAGACCCGGATCGGGAGCCTTGAGGCCGAGCGCGATGCCCTGGGCAGCAACATTGCCGACCTCGAGAGTGAGCGTCAGCCGTACCAGTCCTCCGCGGTGACCAAGAAGCGGGTGGCCCGGATCGCGGATCTCGAGCGGCTCCTGGCCGCATCCGAGCGTAGGGTCGAGGCCTACCGGGATGAGGAGCATCTAATCACGGTCTCGTCCAGGTACCTCAATCACCTCGAGGACAAGGCTCTCAAGCCGATCCTGATCGCGCCGAGCGGGCTGGCAAAGGCTGGTGACTGATGGTACACCTCATAGGCAAAACCCCGATTATCGGCAAGAAGCGGCAGAGCACCTGCCCCTGGTGCCAGATCGAGATCAACCAGGGGGCCAAGGAGAACGACAAGAAGTACCAAAAGCGCCTGTACCTGCATCTGTCGATCTGCCCCGAGCACCCGGCAGTCAAGAAGTTATCGATCATGACGACCGCGATCCAGTCGCTGTGCGATGCCCCGCTGCACGAGCGGGATCAGTGGATCGAGGAGTTGAAGGCCTCTGTGGCCCAGTTGGAGCGGGATCGGATAGCCCACCAGAGCCTTGAGGGTGAGAGCTCTGGTGGGTAAACGGTCTCAAGAGCAGGAGATGGTGGCCGATATCGGCGCCCTGGAGAAGGATCTCCTGGGTTTCGTCTACTACGTATTCCCCTGGGGCGAGGCCGGTACCGAGCTCGAGCACGACACCGGCCCGAGGGACTGGCAGTCCAACATCCTGATCAAATGCTCCCTCATGCTCAAGTCCGGGGCCGAGCTGTCCGAGGTGATTCGGTACGCGGTGGCCTCGGGCCACGGGATCGGGAAGTCCGCGCTGGTGGCCTGGCTGATCCTGTGGGCGATGAGCACCATGGCCGACACCCGCGGGGTGGTCACGGCCAACACTGAGCCGCAGCTCCAGACCAAGACGTGGCCCGAGCTGGCCAAGTGGCACCGCCTGGCCTGCAACGGCCACTGGTTCCGGTACACGGCCACCAGCCTGTGCTCGGCCGACCCGAAACACGAGAAGACCTGGCGCATCGATGCCCTGCCCTGGAACGAGCACCGGCCGGAATCGTTCGCTGGGCTCCACAACGTGGGCCGCAGGATCCTGGTGATCTTCGATGAGGCCTCGGCGATCCACGATATCATCTGGGAAACGGTCGAGGGTGCCCTGACAGACGAGAATACCCAGATCCTGTGGTTCGCATTCGGCAACCCGACCAGGAACACCGGCCGATTCCGAGAATGTTTCGGCTCCCGGGGCCACCGCTGGGAGACAGCGCAGATCGATAGCCGCACCGTTCCCGGGACGAACAAGAAGCAGATGGACGAGTGGGTCAAGGATTACACCGAGGACTCCGATTTCGTCCGAGTCAGAATCCGTGGAGTTTTTCCCCGCGCCGGTGACGTGCAGTTCATCAGTTCCGAGGCCGTGGCCAACGCGATGGCCAGGGCACCATCCTTTACCGAGTACGATCCGGTCATCATGGGGGTGGATCCAGCCCGATTCGGGGACGATGAGAGCGTGATCTACGTCCGGAGGGGCCGAGATGGCAAGGACTGGGGCATCTATCGGTACCGAGGGTGGGACACAATGAAGCTGGCCGCGCAGATTGTCCACCTTGCCGGCAATGTGATGTTCCACCTGCCGGCCAATGCGATCTTTATCGACGGCACCGGCGTAGGTGGTGGCGTGGTGGACAGGTGCAGGCAGCTGGGCCTGGACGTGATCGAGGTCAATTTCGGTGGGGCCGCGGACGGTGCGGCCTCGGGGACCGCTGTCGGGGAGAACTACCTCAACAAGCGGGCCGAGATGTGGGGATCCATGCGGGCCTGGCTCGAAACCGGTTCGATTCCGGACGAACCGCAGCTCGAGCAGGACCTGATCGGTCCCGAGTACGGCATCAGCCCCAGGGGATTGATCCAGCTGGAGAAGAAGTCCGACATGAAGAAGCGGGGATTACCCAGCCCGAATATCGGCGATGCCCTGGCGTTGACGTTCGCCTACGAGGTCAGCCCGACCGACATGGTGACCAATGTCAGGGGCAGTAATGCGTCTGATTTTGATTATGACCCACTGGACTATTGACCATGGGCGATACGAAAAATGAGAATGAGACCCTTGACCCGGGCCGAAAATCGTATCATACTGGGATTGTATGGCAAATCGATCACGGGGTGAGACTCTGTGAAGAGCTGTTTGGCGAAATGCATAATGACAGCTCTGGCCTCATTTGGAGAAACATCAGTGAAATAGGCAAGTCCCTCGGTTATCCGATCGAACTGGATCTGGACAAGTACGAGCTCCTCGAGCAGCACGGTGCGCTCCGGGTGTATACTGCCAGGGCCAAAGACGGTGACCTGATTGGTTACGGTGTCTATTTCCTGAGTCCTCCCCTGAAGGCAAAGGGTGAGCTCCACGCTTACCAGGATGCGATCTTCATCCACCCCGAATGGCGCAAGTCATGGCTCGGTTTGCAGTTTATTCGATACTGCGATCAGCAGCTGGAGAGTGCGGGTGTTCATGCGATCCACCAATCGGTCCCACATGACAAGAACTTTGGGCCTGCCCTCAAGCGCCTCGGCTACCAGCAGACCCAGACCACATGGATCAGGAGATTCTGATGGGTGATTCCGGCAATCCCTTCGACTTCGTTCGCGACTTTTTCGACAACACATTTGAACCGCTCCGCAAGCCTGGGGCCCAGCCCAAACCCCCGAAGGTCGAACAGCTGCCGCAGCTCAATGAGGCCGAAGTCAGTGCCGAGGAGCGGGCCCGCCGGCGCCGACTCCTGAGTGGCCGTAGGGCCGCGCAGTCCGCGGCTGGGGCGCAATCAGGGCTCGGGTCAACTGACACCGGGCGGGTCGGCAAGCAAGCACTGGGGCTCTAATGGCTGGTAATAAAAAGACTCTGGTCTCTCGCCTGGAGGAACTCCGGGCCCAGACCGAGAACGACCGCGACTCCAACTGGAAGGAACATTGGCGAGAACTCGCCGAGTACATCCTCCCGCGGCACGAGAGATTCCTCGAGACCGATGCATCCCACGGCACGGCCGGGAAGAAAAAGCACGATAAGATCATCGACGGGACGGCCACCTGGGCCGTGAGGACCCTGGCCTCGGGCATGATGAGTGGGCTGACCAGCCCCTCGCGGCCCTGGTTCAGGCTGGGCCTGCCGGATCCTGACCTCGCCGAGTTCGCGCCGGTGAGATCCTGGCTGGGCACCGTCGAGCAGCGCATGCGGGATACGTTCTCGCGATCCAACATCTACAACATCCTGCCCTCGGGCTACGAGGACCTCGGATGTTTTGGCGTTACCGCGCTGGGGCTATTCGAGCACCCGACCGATATCATGCGCGGGTTCCACTTCCCGATCGGTGCCTACTCCATGTCCTCAGACCAGGACAACCGGGTCGACACCATGATCAGGGTGTTCATGATGAGCGCCAGGCAGATGGCCCGCAAGTTCGACTGGGACTCCCTGACGCCCGGAGTGCAATCCTCAATAGAAAAAGGCCAGGGCGAGGTCATGGTCAAGATCGTCCATGCTGTGACCCGCAACGAGTTCTACCTTGAAAACGGATTCAGCAGCAAGCCGTTCATGTCGGTCTACTACGAACTGGCCAAGAATCAGGGCAGGCACCTGCGGATCGGCGGGTTCCACGAGTTCCCGATCATGGCACCCCGCTGGAGCGTGACCGGCGAGGATGTGTATGGCAACAGTCCATGCATGGATGTGCTCGGCGACGTCAAGGCCTTGCAGCTCTACCAGAAGCGATCGGCCCAGGCGATCGACAAGATGGTCAATCCACCGCTGAATGCCCCGGGCAGCATGCGGAACAAGAAGGTCAGCCAGCTACCTGGTGACGTGAACTACCAGGACATCGCCACTGATCGCGGTGGCCTGCGGCCGGTCTACGAGCTCAACTTTGACGTGGGCGCGGTCGAGCTGAAGATTCAACAGCACCAGTCCAGGATCAACAGGGCCACGTTCGTCGACCTATTCCTGGCCCTGCTCAATACCGATCGCCGCGAGATCACGGCCCGCGAGGTCGAGGAGAAGCGCGAGGAGAAGCTGCTCATGCTGGGGCCGGTGCTCGAGCGCCTGAACGATGAGCTGCTGGATCCGCTGATCGACCGGACCTATGAGATTATGCGTCGACGGGACCTGATCCCGCCACCCCCGGAAGAGATCGAGGGTCAAGACCTGAAGATCGAATATGTCAGCATCTTGGCCCAGGCCCAGAAGCTGGTGGGACTCGCCAGCCAGGAGCGCCTACTGGGATTCGTGGCCAATATGATGGCCCTGAACCCCGAGGCCGGCGACAAGGTCGACTGGGATCAGAACGTCGACGTGTACTCGAACGTCCTGGGCACAGCCCCCGAGCTGATCCTGGACGACGAGGCCGTGGCCGATATCCGCGAGGAGCGGGCCGCATCGATTGCCAAGGAGCAGGCGATGCTCCAGGGCCAGCAGGCCGCAGAGACTGCACACACGTTGTCAAAGGCCGATATTTCAAGCCAGAACGCGCTGACAGCCCTGACCGGCGGGCCAGTTCCAGGCGCCGAGTAACCAAAGGAGTAGGAAATGGGATCACCACGCAAGCAGGCATTCATACGGTTGGACGCGACTGGGGACGGGTCAGGTTCGACATCGATGAAAGTCAACGGATCGGTAACACCGGTTGATTTAAGGTTA